CCGTTAAGAGTTTTTAATGTATCAATAAATTTTAAAACATTAACATTTTGTATTTTAGCTTGTGAAATTAAAACTGTAGCAATAGATTCTGCCGCTGTTTGATCAAATCCTCTACTAGTAAAAAATGCAACAGATGTATTTAATACGTCACTAGACACATTATAACTAGTTTGATAATATGTATTAAAATATACTCTACCAGCATCAGAACTATCTTTAGATTTTACTGGAGGTAAATTTGAAATAGGTTGAATAGACATTATTTTTCCTTATGCAAATGGATTTACAGGAATATCTGCTGTAGATGGTTGTGGATTATTATTAATTATTTCTGATGTTGAAATATTATTACTAGTAACAGCATCACCTTGATTGAAATAACTTATATCTACAGGACCTGAAGTTTCAGAAACAGATACACCGTTATTATAACTATTAAAAATTTTAGATTCTGTTGATGCTAATGTTGTTGTAGGTAATGAAGAAGAATAAACGTCTGAAATTACAGGAGTAGCATTAATTCCTACTGATGAAAATTGACTGTTAATCCCTTGTTGAATAACACTAGGTGAATTATAAATGGAATTATCAACAGGTGCTGTTAATATAGTATTACCTAAATCACTAACTGTAGCTAATCCTGTATTAGTAGTCCCAGTAGTAACAGCAGATACAGTTTGAGCAGTTGGAAAAAGATAACTTTGAAGTCCACTAGTTGTAACTGCACTATTTGCATATGCTAAAGGATTAAGATAAGATGCAGATCCGTATGATAATAATCCAGAGGATGTTGCAGCTAGACCTAATTGTTGTAATCCAGAAACTCCGGCAGTTACTGGAGTTAATGGATTAAATGCAGGAGGTTCAAAAAAGTTTGCAGGAGTTGTTTCAAGACCACCAAATGTTGTTGACTGTAAAAGAAGTTGATTAGGAAGATTGAGAGGACTCATTGAATTATCATAATGTAAAACAGCAAATCCTGTAGGATTATCATTTGTAATAACACCACTAGAATATATAACAGCATCATATACAAGTGTCATATTATTTTCTACAACACCATTACCTTCTGATTGATCCATTGTATCATGTTCCCATGATGTAATTTTAGGATTACAAAGTAGGTAACTAGTAAATTTACGTTTTGATAATGTAATTAATTGAACACTCTTAAAAAATGGATCTTGAATATCATTATCTAAACCATAACGATAAGACCATTGATCTTTACCGTCGTATGTATGAGGTTTATATGCAGGTGGATTAGTATCTGTATAAGGAGATGCTATATTCATTCTATCTGCAATATAATATCCGTAGTAAAGTGCCCATAAACTATTTGTAACGCCGATATTATCGTCGTGCATTGTTATTTTAACTGGATCATATGATATACTTGTATAAGTTTTAGTTTTTCGATTATATTGATTTAATTCTTCAACATTTAAAGTATATCTAGGTAAATCCATCTTTTTAACTAGATAATTTAATTCTAATTGACTCTGTTGCTGAAATTGTGTTCCTTGTGGAATAGCATTTTGATTTATATTAAAAACAGCATAATGAAGAAATTTTGGCTTCGGTGCTAATCTATATGTATCATCAACATATAGTCTTGCAGCATGTTGCCAATCACGTAAATTTAATCCAATTGTAAAATCAGTCGACATGTAAGTATTTAGTCAATAAAAAAGACCAGTTTTTATACTGGTCTCTTTTACTGTCTAGGATGATATTACTAACTATTAACCGCCACCTGTTGATAGTACACCAAATGTTCTTAGTAGAGGTACGCCAATACCTGCTCTATCATAAGGTGTCTGTATGCAGTTATCAAATTTAATTGAAAGTGTGATTGTAACTGGATCGCTAGTAGTATATGCTAATGAATTGTAGTTAGCATTTTGAATGTAACAACCATACATTTCAGTTGTTTCAAGAACGTTTGGAATATTAACGCCATTACCACCGTCAAGTATTTCAATTCTCAGTGCAAACTTATAATCAACACCTGATGCAGCTGATGCTTGTTCGTAGAAATCAAATTGTTTCTGTAACTGTTCGCCAACTAATTGCTGGACTGCTCCGCCAGCATCCTCACGGACTGTGAGTGTAATTGGATCCCATGCTGGTTTACCTGCTAGATAAACACGGCTATTGTAAGTATCTAATGTGATATCATCAAATGTTACGTTTGGACGAGTTACATCAACAACTTGTTTTGTTAGTTCTGTTGATACTTGTGTTGGACCTCCAAAGTTAGCTAAAGTAACTCTAAAACGATACTGTAGCTTTGGCATCAAAAGCGTTTGGTTAGGCGCTGTCACGTTTGATGCTAGAGGCACTGAAAATTTTGATAATGTTGAAATTGCCATCCTAGACTCCTAATTTCTCTTTGTATTTATTCCCTTAATCATTTGTTAAATTGCTGGGTTAGGCAGTTAATAACCCAGCAATTGATCCTGTATTCTTTAATCTAAGTGGTATATAGATGAACTCGATTGCCTTAACTGGTTCAATAGCAATGTCTAACCAAAGTTCATTACGATCGATTCTAGTTGGCGTATTATTTGTTTCATCACATACAACTAAGAAGTCATAGATTGCTCTCTGACCTACAAGCTCTAGCATTAAACTATCTGCAGATGCCTTAATTTCATCTCTTGTTATCTTATCGTTTGGTTCAAAGATGTATGGTTTGCACAATATATCAAGTCGACCTCTTAGATAAACAACAAGTCTAGCTACATTAACTCTATCAAGTGAACTTGCTGCTGCATAACGTGTCTTCTGACCAAAGATTGTTATACCTGCACTTGTTAAGAATGTTATTGGGTTTACACTAACATTATACAATGCATCTCTTTGACCTTCGTTTAATGCAATACTCTGGAATTCACCAGTTTGAGAATTAATATATCCGATTGCAGTTGCATTTGTAACGCCTCCTCTACGTATACCTGCTGGTGCAAACCATGGATAACTAACAGCGTCACTAAGTGCTATAGTCTTAAGAACCATATGACTTGGCGGAACAACAATGTTATTACCGAGATTATCAGTAGTGTATCCTGATGGATAATAAACAGCCAAATATTCGTAGTATGTTATTAATCCGTCGTCGCCGTTATCTAATGCAAGATTAACATTTGATCCCCAATTAGATAAGCTTGTTGCGTCTGATGTAAGTCTAAATGGACTATCACCGATAATGAAACTATGCTCTCTACGATCTAAGTTTAGAACTCTCATATTAGCAATAGTCTCACAATAACCTGGGCAAGCAATTAACGTAAATGTATTTCTTTCCCAATCACGTATTGGTTGATTAGTGTCAATCATTGATTTAAGTGCTTTAACTACAACTTTGCGTTGTGCCTTACGACCAAAGAGTCCTGCACCATTTTCAGCATTGCCACTTGCATTGACCCAACGATGTGGGTAATAAGTATCCATGCTCTCACCGTAAAAACGAATGTTATCTGTATTAGGATTAATGTGATTAAGAGAAAATTTCTTAACATTAAATCCACTTCTACGTGTATTGAATAACATTATTCCACGTGGATAAAGTAAAGGATCTGGAGCATCAAAATCAACAAAGTTACTTGTTAAGAGATCAGTAATTGCCCCTGGTAAATTACTATTTGCTCCTGATGTATTATATCTTGCATCAGCAAATACAATACCAAGTTCAGTTGTTTGATCTGTATTATCAACAGGTGTCCAAACTAAATTAAATCCATCCCATCTATACATTGATGGATAATGCTCAAGATCGCTAGTATCAATCCAAATATCACCATTTCTTAATGTAGATCCATCACTTTGTGTAGTTGGCTTTGTTGACATAATAATTGGACCATTAGGATCTGTTTGGAAATCAGGATCAATATTATAGTAAGGTGATGTATGATCCAAATAACCTACCCATTTTAGACCATTGTGAATCATTATATCAACTTGATCTAGTATTGAATTATACCATAAACGACCGTTTGCAGGTAAATTCTGTGGAGCCATATCACTAGCAGTATAAATTAGTGGCTTCCAATTTGTAGCAATAAACCAGTTTGTAGGATAGTATTCTGTTGGAATAATACCCGGAATTGGTGTTCCAACAATAGGATCGTTTGGATCTTGGTATAGATTTGCTGTTCCTAGTGCTGTACTGTTATTCCAAGGTGTGAAGCCTATATGAAGTAAAGGAGTATTAAGACCTTCTCTTAATCTCATGTCTCCACCAATTTTATGAGTAATAACTACTCTGTTATAAGAATCAACAGTTGCTACAATATATTTAAAAGCACCCTGTGATTGTCCGTTAACTATTACAGAGCCTGCAGAATTAATTGCATTGGCAAAAAACTGAGAATCTTGTGGAGCACCGTGTGCTGTAAATTCAATTGTTTTAAATGCTTGTAATCCCGGAACACCTGCTTGTGTTTCAGCAAGTAAGAACTTATATTGAGTACCATTAATAAATGTAGATGCTGTAATAGGAACTGATACAATCTGTGTTGGGGAAGGAACTGTTCTTCTCCAAATTTTAAAATCTGCAACACGTGGCATTGTTCCAATATCATAACTTTCATCAAAGTCATATTGTACAAAAACTGTTCCTGTTGCAAGATTCTTTCCGCCGCCTACTCCGTCTAATTCGAATGTTGCATCTTCAACACTTGAATATAAAGGTGCTGCTACTGGATCCCATGCTTCTGTATTACTATTCCATACTTTAACTCTCCAACGAGCGCCTAAATTAACATCTGTTGTTTTAATCCATACAGAACCTGTTGGACGAGGAGCAGGATCACTTGATTTAAAGCGAGGAACAGTTGTATGTGGACTAATTTGCATATAAGGACCATAATATGTTCCTATAGCAATACCTACACTACTATCGCTTTGTGAAAGTGATACTAAGTTTCCAGTACCTGCTGCAATAACAATAGCATTTGATTGAGTACTGTCTAATTGAGGACTGTCAACAGCACCGTTGCCGTAAATTTCTAACTGATAATCAACTACTGCTGCACTTACACCTCTAATACCTGCATTGGTGATTCGATCAGCTAAATCAGTGAGTAAAGTTGAATTCGCCTGAACTTCAACACCATTAATAATCATGCTGCTACCACTTACAACAGATGGATTTACTTTTGATCCTTTAATTGTTGGCCAACTTGCAGCCCAATCGTTAGAACCAACTTCAACCCAAGTTCCTGCACGATTTTTAAAGAATAGTCTATTAATATTAGTTACTGAAACAAGTGCATATTCTCCTGCAGAACCAATTGATCCTAATGGTGGACTATAAGTAAGTTCTGCATTAGAATAATCAAGCATTGTTGGATCTGTAATGATCATTGGAATTTGATTTGTAAACTTTTGTCCACCAGGAACAGTTGAACGGTCACCGTCCCATTGGAAGATACCAAGTCTAGTATTTGCTGTATCTAACCAGTATGTTCCGGAATTTGGATAAGCACCTGGCTCTTCGTACTGTGCAACAAGTTGAGTAAGATCAATATCTGCACGAATAACATATGCTGAATTAGCAATTCCTAAGAAACTATATGCTGCTTGTAAACCATATTCATTAAGTTCGCCACCGTGTATTGGATTTGAATCTGGATCTTGATAAAAAAGAGGAGTACCAAATGTAGAAACTAAATCTCTCTGACTAGTTATTAGCCAAAGTTTTCCGGCATTCGCATCGAGCGTTCCAGGTGCAATGCCTGTTTTGCTGCCATTTGGTTTATTTGAGGCAGATGCTACTACAATGAGTGGAGTTGTAGATGGGCCATTTGGAACGTAAAAACTTTCGTCAATTACTTGCACCTCTACGCCGGGTGAATTTAATGTCATTTTTAATCTCCTGTGTTATTACAGACTTCTTAGTAATATTTAGTCGTAGGGTCATAAAAAACGTAGTTACAATACCGATAAAGGTATCATAAAGGTATCAATTAATAAGACTAAAGGTGTCTAAAGGTGCCATAAATATGGTATGAGAGAATTGTGCGAACGATGCGGCAAAAATCCTAAAGCAATTAATTATAAAAAGGATGAAAAGACTTTTTACAGGCGCTTATGTGATCCATGTATAATAGAAAAACGTAAAAATATAAAACCTCAATGGCAGCAAGATGGATATAAGAAAAAATTTAAATGTGAAAGTTGTGGTTTTGTTGCCAAATATCAAGAACAATTAAATGTAATAACATTTCAAGAAAAATATAGAACAGTTTGTCTCAATTGTGAAATATCATTTAATAAAACTAGTAAAATTACTATTCTTAAAGGAGACTTAAGATC